TTGAACGAGCGGTGGTCGTTACCCGGAACGGTGCGTGACATCAGATCTCCTCTACGGTAATTTTAGCGCTCCACCAGCCATAGGAGAGCGGCTTGAAGTCTATCTCCTCGTCGGTTACCCGGCAGAGGCGCACCTCTGGAATGACGCTCCCATCGGGCCTGGGCCAGATGGATTCGGGGACGACGAAACAGAAGGATGCGGAGCCGATGTAATCCAGCCAGCAGGACAACAGGTTTTTCTCGGCATCGGACAACAATCCCCATTCCAGACTAAAGACCCCACGGGGGGACGGGAATGACTCCCGCTGGTGCACATACCCTTTGGCGGATTGGAAGCGGATCTTGGGCGCGGTGCGTTTCCTGACATAGCCGCCCCACGAGGGGGAGGGGAGTAGTTCGTATTCCCGGTTTTCCACGACGACCGGCATCAGCGACCTCCGGCCAGAGCGGCCCTGAACGAGGGATCGCTCTTCATTTTCTTAAGGACGACATTAACGATCATCTGTTCGCCATCGAAGCGGGGAGCAGACTGTTCTGCGTCCACGTCCCGTCCGGTCTGATTGATGACGTTGACCTGGACGTTGCCGCTATTCTCTGTTTTGTTGGCGAATTTCTCGAACAGGGAGGCCTGCTCGCGGGAAAGTACCCGTTCCCTGGTCTGGAGGATGGCCGGCACCTCGTCGGACGCCAGGCCGCCAAAATGGAAACGGGGCACCAGGCCGCCGGAGTGCATGATCAGTCCGCCACTGTGGGCGAATGAGGCGGCGATACTGCCTACTGCACTGGAGATACCGCTCACCAGTGGCCCCATGATCTGCTGACGCACGTAGATGCGCAGCAGGTCGGTAAGGATGCTGTCGACCAGGCTCTTGAAAGAGAGCTTTCCGGTCTTGCAGAAATTAACCAGGGCATCCTCGGCGCCGGTAAAGGCGTTGGACAGAGTCTCCTGCACCTGCTTGCCCATATTGCTGATGGTTTCCTGGTAGTCCTGCACCGCCTGTTGGAATCCGCCCCAGGCAGTACGCAGACGAAGGGTCTTCTGGAGGTCGGCTACCTGTTTTTTGTACTCTTCAACTTTTTGCGCCTGCTGATTCCAGAGGATCTGCTCTTCCGTGCTGTCTCGTCGCAGTTGCCCCAACCGTTCGTCCTCCAGGGCAACGATTGACTGCATGACCGCCAGTTTTTGGGTCATGGCTTCGGTGGCGGTGATAGCGCCCGAGGCCTGTTCGGTCTCGATAGCGGCCAGCTGGCGGGCTTTTTCGAGATCCACCTTGGTACGAGCCAGCTTTTCAGCCTCTTCGCGCTCCTTTTTGGAGCGTTTGGCCTGGGCTATGGCGGCATCGTCCAAGGCGGCCTGTTTCTCGTTGGTGGTTTTCTTGTAGTCGAGGAGCAATTTGTCGTACTGCTGTGAATATTGAGCATAGGCCCGGTCGAGCTCTTTGCCATCACGGTAATGATCTTGCTTCGCACGCCATTCTGTATTCAGGGCACTGATTTTTGACCTGATTGCGGTAGCGTTGATTTCAGCTTCCTGCTCTTTGGCTTGTTTCTGGAACTCAATCCAGTCAGACTCCGAAATTGTCTCCTGCTCATACAGCAGTTTCTTCTGTCGGAGCCATTCCCGTGTCTTTTCCAGATCGTTGTCGCGAGTCTGGTCTATTTCTCCATAGGACTCAGTACGCTCCAACTCGGATGCGGCATAGGCGTTCTGATCTTCGGTGCGATTGATTTTTACCTTTTTTGGCTTTTTGGTTTTTTTGGCTTTTGCGAACTCTTCCGCTTGAACTTCGCGGGCCGCGGCGTCGACAGTCCACGTGGGCTTGAGTTTTGATTTCTGGGTAAACAACCAATCGGTTGACGTGCCGGCGGTTGTGGGGTCAGTAATGCTCATCACAGCCGCATCAAAACTGTTCATAGGAGTGCCGGGTGTGTCCTGAATGGGCGCACCATGCGGAGTCAACGGGTGTCGTATTATGTCATCCAGTTCTCCTGCCGCCTTTATGGCTCTACCTATCGATCCCAGGTCTTCCGTTATCTGTTTTGCGATACCAGAAAACGACGAACTCAGTCCGCTGCCGGCAATGGCGGATGCGAGATCAAATACAGCATTTTTCAGTCGTTCTACTTGAGCTGCTACGCCCGATACGGTCTTTTCTCCAGCAGAGAATGTGCGCTGCAATTCGGCGGCAAATTTTGGCAAAAAATCATCTGACAACACCTGCCCCTGTTGCAACATCTTGCCTAACTCGACTGTACTGACTCCCATCGCCGTGGCTGCTATCTGAAACGCACCGGGGAGCCGCTCTCCCAGTTGTCCGCGAAGCTCTTCGGCCTGTACAGTGCCCTTCGACATCATCTGCCCAATCGCGAGTAGAGCTCCGTTTGTTTCATCAGATGTCAATCCGAGCGCTCGGCTGGATTCTGCTACCGCAGAAAAAATGGCTCGGGTTTTATCCCCCTCCAGAGCTGTCCCTTTTGCAGCGGCGGAAAGCCCAAGAAATGCTTTTGATGACGACTGTAGATCGATCCCCAAACGGTTGGATTCTGCGCGAACATAAGCCAGGGCATCTGAGCCGGCTTGTGCACTGCCAGTGACCACTTCAAAAGAATTTTTCAGCCGATCTGTCGCCACTCCTGCGTTAAATATCCCCGATAGAACAGCTCCTGAAGACAAGACCCCAAAAGCTCCAAGAAGTGACGAGCCAAATCCCATGAATGACCCGGAAACACCATTTATCTGAGTATTCAACTCTTGCAGCCGCGCCCGCATCGCCTGGTGAGCGCGTGAAACTTCAGATGCAGACGCTACCCCTGATGACCTGATCTGCTCAAATGCGGCCAATATCCGGGTTTTTTCGCTGTCAATCTGAAGACCTGATTTGATGTTGAGGGCATTGAATGACCGCTGCAGCCGATCAGAAGCCGCTGCCCCGGCAGTCCCCAGGTCTGATAACTGGCTCCTGGCGTTATTCAGCTGGTTTGTCAGACTGTTCCAGGCAGCGTGTGTCTGATCGATAGCCGATATAGCGATACTGATATTTCTGTCAGCCATGCAATATCCTCATTCCGGGCAGGTGGCGCACACTCGCGCCACGCCCTCGCCAAAACTGCTCCGGCACTCTGCCAGGTATTCACCGCGGCAGTGTTCTCCCAGCTCGTGCTGACTCCGTTTGTTCTGTGGCGGATCAGCCTCTCCGATTCCCAATAATGCCAGGACGCCCTCGCGAAACAGCAGCTCCCGCCGCTGATACTCTAGGTAGGGTCGGCAATCGGCAGGACGGCACCCCCAGAGGATACCGTCCCGGTCGGCAATACGACCTCCGGAGAGAACGCAGACGAGCTCGTCGATCCATGCTCCGGAGTCATGCCCAGCAGTGATAGTTTCCCGACAACCTCCTCGATTAGGGTCAAAAGCGAGGCAATCGGGTTGCAGGTAAAAAAATCGGTTACCGCCTGCATGGTCTGCTCGATGGTGATGGCAAACTCAAGCTCCGCTGCCATCCGCTCCAGATCTTTGTCTCGCGGAGATTGTCCCTGGGGGGTCAGTATCACTGCCAGACAGTGAGGGAGCCGGTCTCCCAGGGCGTCGATCACTCCGATCACTCCGGCTCCGCGAGGAATGACGAACTCTCCCAGAGCCGCGATCATCTGTCGTACCTGTCCCAGCACCAGGGGGCGCTGAACGTAGGTGACGCCAGCTATATCGTAGGTATAGTCCATAGATGCTCCTTGTAGCGTAATCAATCGGTAAGCCCCTCTCCCGCGAAGGAGAGGGGCAGGGTGGGGTAGCGAGACTAGGTGAACGCGATGGAGATCTCGTCGTCACCATTGGTTGCCGCCAGTTGGAAAGAGGTGTCGGCCACGGCGATACCATTGCGTTCTCCATCGGCCACTTTGGTGTAACCGGCCTTGGGGGCGGTAATGGTGAACTTGTTGTAGGTGGTGCTTCCCACCGCTCCGATGGTGAGCGCTCCGGTCGAGCCACCGGCCCACTTGCCATAGAAATCATGGGTGGCGACCAGCGCCATTTCCGGGTCAAACGAGCCGCGGGGATCGCGGCCGGTGATGGCCGCCGACTTGTAGCCAGCGGCGCTGTTCATATCATCCCTCAGGACAACCTGGCACCCCATATCGATATCGAACTTCGCGATGGGGAGACCGGCAATCCCCTGGATGGCCATGGCGGCGGAGAGCAGTACCGGAGGGACGGTAGCCTCGTAGGTGGGGACCACCAGGGAGCCGTCAGTGATTCCCTGCCAGACTCCGTCGAAACTGAAGTCGGCCATGACGATGCCTCCGGTCTGGCCGGAAAACTTCACGCTGCCCCGGCAGCCGGCGAGTTTCTTGATCACTCCGTCCTCATACAGGGCCATGGTCAGACAGGGAATACCGGTGGAGGCGGGGGCATAGGTAACGCTGGTGCCGACGGCCACGGTCTCGGCAAAGCCGCAGGCCCGCAAATACTTGCCCAGAGCCGGGACCACGGTGGATGAATAGGACGCACCCGGCCCCTTCATCTCGGCCTGAAAGGTCAGTTTGCCCTTGCGGCCGCCGGGGACATCGTTGAACGTGGACAGCGATGCCCATACCGGTTCGCGTTTATTCATGGCAATGTCCACCTCTATCTTGGGCGAGATGGCCAGGATGCCGCCGTCAGACGCCTGCAGGGTCTCGGCGGTCCCCTCGGTGCCTTCGATCTTGCCTATCAGCACTCTACGCTTGGTCAGCATGTTCATTTTCCTCCGTTGCCGTCGGTACCGCCGACGTGCCGTTATTGTTCAGCACCACTGTTTCCGATGCGTCGTTGATAGTGGGGGTGATACCCGGTTGGTCTGCCATGGTCGCTCCTTATACGCCCCAGCGGGCGGTGCGGTAGATGATGGGGATGGTGATCTGTTCCGAGCCTATGAAATCAGCCATCTGGATACACTTGGTGACCCGAGCCGGATCGCCGATACTGATGAGCCCTGCCACGCCGCCCAGGCTCTCGTCGCTGGCCAGGGCGGCATACACGTCCTGGCGCAGGGCGCGGACGGTCTTCTGAGCGGTGCGATCGGCCACGTGCAGGACAATCACGGCGCTCAGGGTGTGGTCGTGGTGTGCCGGGCTGATGGTTTCTGCGGATGATTCTGGGGTGAACACGTTGGCGGCTGGCAGATCTGACTCGCTGAACGGCGCCACCCGGCCATCCGTAGCGGTGCGGATGGTGCTGGTGTAGGTGTACTGCGTGCCGTTCACGGTGACGGTGCCCCCGGCCTTGACCGTGGCCAGGCGGGCCACCAGGGCGTCAACGATGGTCTGTTCGGTGGTCATACCGCCCCCGCCGCCACCAGTATCCGCCGGTAGCTCTTGCGCACGCTGCCGGCCGAACCGGTGACGGTGTAGTCGATCCGGTACTCACCATCGGCCAGGTTGGCGGCCACCGCCACGTGGGCCACGGCGATGGTGCCGGACGATCCGGCGCCGGATACGGTCAGCCCGGCATTGGAGGCCGCGGCGGTGACATCGGAGATGGTCTCGTCGTCCGCCAGGTAGGCGGAGAAATCCAGCCCCAGCCCGGTAATGGTCTCGCCCGGTTTGGCGACAAACGGTGTCATGCGCGCCCCCTGAGTTGGTAGATGCGTTGTTCGGTCGGCAGGGTGTAGATGCGGCGCTCAACCGGCAGGCGGTAGATGTCGCCGGACCAATAGACAAACGCCCCCACCAGCACATCGGTCACACTCGCCCCGCCGGTGGCCGCTGCGGTCAGCTGCTCCAGATAACTGGCGATCTCCCCGATGCTGGCCCCGGATTGAGCCATGACGGTGACGTTGTCCACCATGAGCTGCAGGTCGGAGACGGAGGTGATGGCCGTGGCGCTGGAAAGCAGGTTTTCGGCGGTGGCGCTGATCTGCGTGTCCGTGACGGTAATCTGGCCATCCACAGTGACGGCCACCTGCTCCATCCTGGAGCAGGTATCGGTGACGCTGGAGGCGGCTTGCGCGGTAGCCAGCAGCGCCTCGGTCATGGTCACGGCATCGGCGGCGGATACCCCGGCGGTGATGATGGCCTGGGCCGCGTCGATGAACGTGGCAACGTCCGTGACCCCGGCATAGGACTCGGCCAGGGTGGTGAGGGAGTCGGTGTAGGTAGTGCCTCCGCTCGCCACCGTCTCATCAACAAATCCGATACCAGGCAGTAAATACTGCCGCGTCCCGGACTCGTTAATGTACCCGTATCCCGGTATGAGGTATTGACGAGCCATCAGGATACCGTGACAAGCGGGTCAATGTAGACGGTGGTTGATGCTTTCGCCAGCATCACCCTCGCGATAAACGGCCCCTTTTCCTGCGGCGTGAACGTGACCTCTAATTTCTGTTTCGTCGGTGTGGTCATGTTGTCCCATGTTGCAGAGCTGGTCGTCTGCGCTGTCACCGATGAGAGGATGTTGTTTTTTCGGTCAGTGGCTATGCTGGAGATGGGATAACCGGATGTTCCCAGATATTCCACTTCGATCCAGATTTCATCATCGTTAAGGGCGGTTGCGGCACTGTCCTGTGCTATCTCAATTGTGACCGTTTTGCTGCTGCCGGTGGTTTCATTCCAAATGGTGATGGGTGGGGATTCCAGCGGAGAGGCAAACGTCGCCCCGGATAAACTGGTCATGTTCCAGCTGATCGGGGTCGTCCCATCAGACGCACCGCCAGAACGGATCTTGGATGTTTCCGACTTGATGCTACCTTGATACTTGTAATGCTCCATCCTATAATTGGTGTCGCCGGAATCGCAGTTGTCTAAAAAAACATCAGTTCCACCTTGTCCGGTAATCGAACCGTTAAGAACAGCGACAGAAGCACCTAGTTTACAATTGGAAAAGGCAAAAATACCGTTTCCGGCTGTTGGATTTACAAGATATTTACTACTACCCAACAAACTTAGGTCGGAGGCAATAAATTTTATTGTTTTTGGTGCTGAGTTTGACGCATGTATAAATAATGTTGTGGGGGCAGTGCCCCCAATCGTAACGTTTTTACCTGATACTTCGCATCTCACTACGGTTCTGTTGCCGGAATTGCTATAGTTCAGAGTAGTATTCGCAAAATCTATTTTTTGGCTGTTAGTCGTTGCTGTTCCAAGAATAAAATCTGAGCTTAAATTGTTTCCCCCTAAAGTCAGGATACACGTATCGAAACACAAATATCCGGCACTACTGGTGCTTAGAATGTTCATATCAGCCGCGTTGGTTGAGTTTCCGGCGGTGAAAGTAATTCCATACACATACGCATGACCGGTGAAGCTCATGTTATTCGCGCCGGTAGTCGATACGGTAGCAGTCGTTGCCAATGAGGTTGGCGGAGCTGCGCCATCGTTGACACAGATCACTTTGGTAATACTCACAGCAGTTCCGGGGCTGGCGAGGGTCATTGCTGACGCCTGTGTCTCGGCGTGTGACTGTGAGACATACACCGTCCCGCCGGCACCAGCAGCGGTCAGTGCCGCCGCAAGTGTGGCTTTTGCCAGCGCCCAGGTGCTGCCATCATCGCTGTCGCTGCCGTCTGTAGATCTCAGGTAGACTATGGCCATTATCAGGCCTCCAGTGGCACAACCGTGTCAAGCAACGCCTTGGCCTGGGTGAGTTTGTCGGCAGTCGCCCTGATGGTTGCAATCTGGTCGCCAGTGAACCCCATCGCCGTAAATTCCTCATCAGCGAAATACGGCACCATCCAGGCCGCGGGATAGAGCGCCGAAACATCTGGATCGAAGACCAGTGTGCGGAAACAGTGGGCAAACGCCTCGTCGCGGGTCACGTATTTGCAGCCGTCTGCCGGAATGGGATTGCCCTGGCGGACCTCAGATAGCCAGCTATCCAACTCCGACTGACGCAATTGAGCGCCAATTTGCGCCGCGTGTGTGGACAGGAGCGCGGTATGGTCGGCTTCGGCATCCGACAGATATTCCTGGGTATGAATCAGCCCGAATTGGTCCGTGTGGTGCTCGGTGATATAAACCCGCCCATCGACCTGGGGAGCTATGGCGAAAATAACGGAGTTCATTACTGCAGCCGGATTTTGTAGGTCATCTGGAGACTATCGCCAGATGCCAGTGTGCGAGTTTGCGATAACGCGGCATAAGCCATGAGATTGCCGGTGTTGTCACTGGAGGTGGACAGGGCTGCATAAGTGACAGGCCCGACGGCGCCGCTGGCGGTGATGGTGATGGTCTTGCTGGTGATCTCGTAATGATTCGACACGAGCTGAGGCACCAGCGGCCAGCCCGTGCTGTCCCTGGTAATCCCCTGATTGGCGGGGTTGTAGCCGTACTGGGTGGCCGGTTCGTAGGTGGAGAGCGTGGAGAGGGTGCTGGTCAGGGTGGGCGTGGTGTTGTAGAGCCGCAGGTAATACTGCGTCGGGGCGGTGTTGCCCCGCATCATGGTGTCGAGGATGGCGTATTCGCCCTCGTTAGCCAGGGCGTTGGGTACGTTCTGTTCTTCCCATTTGACGTTCCCGGCGGCGTCGCGGCAGGTCAGGTCGAAAAAGCCATGTTCCCGAACCAGGGAGGCGACCCGCTGAGGGGAGTCGGACTGGCCGACTTGCTCGGAGATAGTCTTGCAGCCGGTGAGTGCGGATACGGCGATCAGTAGTACTATGGCGACGGATATCAGTGTATTGAGTCTCATTTCTTTACTCCTTCGTGTATTCGCTACTGTGTGACGCTGCCGCCGGTGACATTGGCGTCTTTGGCGAACAACCCCAGCAGGATGGGACCGGAGATGGACAAAACTTATCCGATGGTTTTGAGGGCGGGACTGTCGGTCTGAGCCAGACCGGAGCCTGCCGCTATCAGTCCGCCGAAGAGGGTGGTTTTCCAGTTTTTCATGTTCGTTTCTCCTTGTTATGTGGTTCAGGTTCCACGGTCCCCGCCTTTCCGGCAGCGGCCGCAGTCGATACAATCTTCAAAATCGTCGCAGATGTAGCCGTTGACGAAGTGGCAGAATTTGCACGCCCGGGCCATATCAGGTCTCCTCGCCGACGATGCAGGTACCGTCGCTGTTCAGTCGGCAAGCCCTGCCACGATTGACGCACTGTCTACAGTCCATACTTCACCGCCACGGTAATGATGTTGTGATAGCGCCGATCCACGTCGTCGGGACGCTTCTGCCCCCAGGGCTGGTTGCGGCGGAACTTGTGGATGTCGTAGTCGGTGACGGGCCGCGCGAGGCTCTTGGCCCAGGTAAAGAAATCTCTACCCTTGGAGATAAACAGCTGGTTGTGGTAGTCGGCGGCGCAGAGCAGCGCCCGATCGTCGGCATAGCTCCAGCCTCCGGCCAGGGCCATCTCACGCGCCCGGGTGATGCAGCTCTGCAGCTGCGCGTCGTCCCAGCGGGCGACTATCTCCCGATGCTTCCCCAGCCATGCGTCCATCGGACCCATGTCGCGGATCGTCTGCGCCTTGAGCGCCGCAATCTCGACCGACCTGAATCCGCACTCCTTGAGACAGACGGCGGCCAGGCCGTTGTTGGAGAGGTCGAACTGACAGAGACCGAACGACCAGCCTGATTTACCGGTGCGGACGCCGTCGGGATCGGAGAAGCGATAGGCGAGCGCTTCGTTACCCCCTAGTTCGTTGAGCAGGATGATTTCGCGGAAGACTTTGGTAAGATCCATAGGGCTCCTCATTTCGTCAGCAGCGCGGTGACGTACGCCACCACGGCGGAGACGCCGGCCATGATGTAACCAACCTTGACCCTCTCCCCTTCGCTCCTGACTTCCAGGGCGTTGGTACGCCTGAAAATGTCCTCGAAATTCTTGTCGTGGCGCTCGATGGTGGTGACCAGCCCCTGGATCACGGCGCCCTGTTCGGCGATCCGCTCCAGAACTCCCACCAGGCGACCATAGCCGTCATCCAGCCGCTCCAGGGTGTCGTGAATGTTCCTCAGTTTGTCGGTCTGGGCGCAGTCGTGGGGCATCAGGCTTTCTCCAGAATCACCCGGGCAAACCCGGAATTGAGCAGTTGCGGCTCGCCGATGATGACGTAATCGATTCCGCGGGCGGTGAACACGTAGCCGCCGCCGGTGTAGGGGGCCAGCTCCGCAGGGTCGCAGAGGAACGCCGGCGAGTACGACCCGACCCCGTCACCATACAGTTCCACGGCCTGGTAATCGGTGCGGAACTTGCCCCGGATGGTGTCAACCGTGACCCCGGAGAGGGTAACGGTTACGTCCTCTCCGGTGGCGGCCAGAATGGCGGCCATGTCGGCGGGGGAGAATTGCATTAGGCCGGGTCGTCAATCGATTCGATGGACTGCAGTAGGTTCTTGTTCACCTCTCCGTCGTAGCCGATCTCTTCCCCCCGCTTGAACTGGACAGGATAGAGTACCTCGTAGAGGCCATCGCCCAGGTCGGTCAGGGAGTGCAAACGACTGGCCGCCTGCTCGTGCGTCAGGTCCAGAATCCCGGAATGGATGTTGACCGAATGACCGGTCACTGTGTAACGCTGCATGGTATGCCCTCCGCACCAGGTACCGGGAACCGTCAACCACCGGTCCCCGATCACTGGTTCTTGGCTGTTACTGTTAGGTGAAGGTGGTCAGGCAGGCCCGCTGCCAGTAGCCGTAGCCCACGTTGCGGATGGCCTTGACGCCGTACTGGTGTTTGTTCTCTTTGAACTCCAACTCGGAGCCCTCGGCAATGGCGGACATGGTGACGCCTTCCTCTTCCTGGCGGATGATGGCCTTGGTTTCGGCATCAGTACGGAAGGTGGCGAACTTGGTGGTCCAGGAAAGACGGGCGTTGACCGCCAACTCCACGCTGAACCCGCCGATGTTGCCCAGCGTCATGATGCGGTTGCTGTTGATGGTGTTGGATGCGCCCACGATGATCTGGCTGCCGATGGCAGCGGCGGCGGCGGACATGAACGGCACCGGAACCATGACCAAAAAGGAACGGGCGTTTTCGTTCATGGGCTCACCCTGATCGTCCTTGAAGCCCAGGATCTGCTCGATAGACTTGAGGATGCCGGTTTCCATCTCGGCAGCGGTGGGTGCGTTGGTGGCAGTGATGTCGCACGAGATGTCGTTGGACTGGCTGCCGGAATCGCCCTCTACATGGTCCGTATCGAAGAAATACTGGCCGTCGTAGCACACGGCGGACTCTGCGGCGATCAGCAGGGCCGTGACCAGCTTGGCCCAGTGGGCGTTGGTGCGCTGAGCCAGCTCGCGAACGCGGAGCATGACCTGGCCGGTTTTGTCGCGGCGAATCTCGTCCAGCAGCACCTCCATGGTGCCCTCGAACGTCTTGTTGAAGATGGTGATGCCGTTCTCGCGGAAACCCTTGGCCTGGCGGCCGCCGACCCATTCGCGCAGTGCCGGGGCCATGCCGAGCCATTTGTAGGTTTCGGATTCCTGGTTGCTCTCAAACAGGTTGGTGATACCGGGGATGTAGGACGCCCCCATATCCTGATCCAGGGCGTTGTAGAATTCGCCGATAATTGCTCGGCTGGAAAGTGATGTTGCTCCCATGTGTATCTCCTTCTGGCGGGTGTTCTCCCGCAAAGAAATTGGTCACTGATTATGCGTGCAGGGCCGCCTTGCAGAGCGACGCGTCGAACTCCACGATGGCCACTCCGGTCTCCACCCAGCGGGACACGTAGCCGATCAGGCTGTTGCTGGTGGCGGTCAGGGTGAACGTGTCGTCGTCGCTGGCGTAGACCGCCGGGAGGTCGTTGGCGGTGATGGCGATTCCGGAGATGGGCAGCTGGGCTTTGCCGCGGGTGCGTACGCGGACGCTGATGTCTCCGGCGGCACCAGCCGAGTTATCGGCCTTGCGCTGGGCAAAGCCCAGGAACGGGTCGGCGGCCACCAGGGGGCGGGCATAGCCGCTGCCGTTCTCGCCGACGGCAGATCCTTCGTAAATGATGTCGCTGGCGATGACCGGGTAGTCCTCGAGTTCGCCAAGCTGGAAATTTCTGGCGATGTCAGTTGCTCGTGTCGTCATGGTAGATCTCCTCTATCTGATCGCGTCAGGGTTGGTTACTTTTTCAGGATGCGTGCCCGGCCGGCCTCTTCGTTTTTGCGGAAGGCGACGTAGGCGGACTCGGAGGTGAATTCCTTCTTCAGCGCCGGATTGCTGTCCCACTCGGCTTTGGCACGTTCATCCACCGGGGCGTCGGCGGGCAGCTTGGCGGCCTGCTCTCGCTCACCGGTGGCACTGACAGCTGCGGCAGGGACGGCCGGGTTGGCCTCGTTCTGCATGGTGGCCAAGGCGCCCTTGCGCAGTTGTGTTTCGGCACCCAGGATTTGCAGGGCGGCCTGTTCAGGTGTGGTGGCACCGTCGTATTTGAGGGTGGCGACCAGTTGTTCATGGCCGGGTACACTGCACTGCTCCTCAATACCCTTGATGCGGGCCAGTTCGGCGGCGGCGCCTTCCCTGCGAGCTGTTTCAATGGCGGCGCTATTATCGGCGGCAGCCATCTGTTTCCCTTCCTCGATCAGGGCCTGGCAGAGGTCGGGGTGTGCGGTTTTCAGTTCTTCAAGTTTCATCGTTTTTTTCTCCTTTCCGATCGGCTCTGCCGAGGCGGTTATGACTCTGCTGCGATTGCGCGATGTGGCGCTGGCAAAAGCCATGGATGAGGTGCCGATTTCGTCGGCAAATTTGATGGCAACAGCCTGCTTCGCCTTATAGATACCGGCTTCGGTGCCGCGCACCGCTTCGGTTGCTAGGCCACGATTTCTGGCCACGGTATCGACGAACAGCTGGTAGGTTTCGTTGACTGAAGATTGCAGATCCGAGAAGGCCTCGGCGGAAAGCGGCATGTGCGGTGATCCGTAGGCTTTCCGGCTGCCTGCATAGACGTGGGTCACGGTGATCCCGGCCTGGTCTTCGGCGCGACTGAAGTCGGCATGTGTGGCAATGACTCCTACACTGCCCACCTCGGCGGTGCGCGGCATGATGATCCGACCAGCGGAGCTGGCCAGCAGGTACCCGGCGCTGAAGGCGCTCTCGTTGACCATGGCGGTTATCGGCTTGACAGAACGGGACTGATAGATGTGGTCCGCCAGATCAAATGCGCCGCTGACCATGCCGCCTGGGGAATCTATGTCCAGCAGAACGGCGGAAACACCGTCATCGGCCAGGGCTGTATCAAACGTGCGCCGAATCTCTCCGTAGGTAGTCGGGCCGCCGCTGGGATATTCGCTGGCCATAAGGCGATGCATGAGGGGACCGTATATGCCGATCACCGCCACGCCGTCCTGCACAACGTATCCGGCCTTGCGGCGGTCCTGATCGGAGAGGACCGCGGCTTCCTGTACCGGATATCCCGACAGGTCCAGGTTGAAGCGGGGACCGAGGGCGTGCAGGATAACGTTCAGTTTTGCCTCGGAGATCAGCAGTGGCTGGTTAAAGAGTAGTTCGGCGATGCGCAGGTTTTTCATTCGGTGTCGTCCTTGTCGTCTTCGTCTGGCTCAGCCGGTGGTGCCGGTTGCGCCGCAGGGGCAGCGTCAACTACGGTCAGCCCGTCCCGGTCGCGCACGCGCTTTTCTTTTACCTGCTGGCGGTGGTTGCGCTCCCAATCGCCGCCGGTGAGCTTGGTGGTTTCCTCAGCCAGGGTGCTGAACCCGCCAGCGACTCGCTTGGTTGCCGCGTCAACTGCCTTGACCTCGTCGAGCTGACCCATGGCGTCACCATTCCACTCGCAGCCCAGATAGGCACGACGGACCAAGGGGTCGGAGAAAAAGCCGGGGGCGGGCAGGCGGCCCATGGCTATGGCTTCGGTGATGACCATTTCCCATACCGGCTGACAGTATTTGGCACCAAGCCAGACGCGGGCACGCAGCACGAAGCGCCACATCTCCAGCAGGGCGGCACGGGCGGCGCTGTAGGAAGCGGTGAAATGCTTGAGCAGGATCTCGTAGGGGAGTTCCAGCGCTACGCCGACTTCCTCGGACATAGCCCGCAGGAATGCTTCGGCGGCGGCATTGGGGCGGGTGGGGTTGGCGGTGATGATGTCTTCGTCCGGCCAGAGACCGATGACCGAGCCTGACCCCAGCTTGATGTCCTTGGCGTCGATGCGTTCGCTTGCCTTGGCATCCTGGTCCACCAGCTGGTCGTCGGGATTGCTGGACTTGACGAACACCGTGAAGAAGGACGCCACCAGGGCGGCGTGCAGCTCGCTGTCGGAATAGTCCGTCATCCCCTTCAGCTTTTCGATTACCGGGGCCAGATCGGGCACGCCGCGCGACTGGCCGATGCGCAGCTTGCGGTAGAGATGTAGGCAGAGTGGATTGCCGGTGCTATCGAAGGCCTTCAGCTTCACCCATTCGCGCTTTTTCGTGTAGCGCAGGGCGCCGGGGTGGAATTTGGCGACGTGATACTGATACGGTGTGCCGTTGACGCCTTTTTCGACCCCCGCCACCAGCGTTTCAGTGTCGGAAGAACCGTTCTCGTTGCAGATTCGGTCGGCTTCGATGAAGTTGGCCCGAATGCTGTATGGGTTGTTGGGCCGGGGGATGCGCGGGAAATTGACCAGGCAGTCTCCGGCGGAGAGCACGGAGCGGAAGACAATGTCCTGTGAGCCGAAAAACGAGAAGTAGCCCTCCACGTCCCAGTCGTCACGATCCACGGCAAGGAGGAACTCCTGCAGAGCGGCCTGTTCCCAGGCATCGGCCTGTTCGTCGGTCAGGTTGCGGAGGATGTCGCGGTTTACGGCGGGACGCGGCTTGAGGCCAGTGCCGATGACCGAGGTGACTTTCGTGGCGATGGCGCCACTGGCGATGGGGGAGTTGCGCTCCAGGTCGCGGGAACGGTCGCGGAGGGCGGGCAGGTCCGGCAGGATGACGCTGTCGGCGTCGCCGTTGCGGGTGTTCCAGCCCTGGGTCTGTTTCCGATCGCGCCGGGCACCGGTATAGCCGCCCAGCATGGCCATCTGCATACGGGCCTGGAACCTATCCCTGCCAGCTACGGGGTTGAACCAGTTGACCACCCAGTCCACGATGGTGGGACGGACTTCTACCTTGCGCCGGCCGTATGCGAGTTCGACCGGCTTCATACGATGGGCACCACCCGGCGGACCGAGCGGCCGCCACGGCTGGCAGTAGCAGCCAGGCGCTGCACGCGCTCGTCCCATAGCTTGATGCCGGCATGGATGGAGTCGAGGTTAGCCCGGGTGAATTCGGTGCCGTCGATGACGACTTTCTGACCCGCCAAAACCTTGGGTTCGGCGGCGATGTATTGGTTCAGCTGTGTTTGAGCTGTTGCGAGGTCGATCCCGGCCATAGGGGCTCCGTGTAGAAAGTATGGCCGGTATTCTAGGTGAGATTTTACAGGGGCGTGAGCGCTTCTGACGCATCCTGACGCATAATGTGGTGGTCAGTGCTGTTTTTTGTGCAAAATATTGTGTTTTTCATGGGGAGATTTCCAAGGGGGAGTAGGTGCCGCCCATAACGGCCTTTCGATACTCCTCGATGGCTGCCAGGGAGTAACGCTTGCCGCGCAGCTGGCCGGGGCGTAGCGGCTGGGAGCAGATCAGCCCTTCCTCATCCAGGCGGTAGAGCGTGCGCACGGAGATCCCCAGCAGCTCGGCCACCCGGGGAGGGCGCAACAAGGTGGTGGTCAGAACATAGGTTCGCTTGATGGCTGCCATTTCCGTGCTGCTGATGCGTGGTGTGGTCATTAATCCACTCCTTGACTGTAGATTCTGCGGCTGCGCTGCGACCCTGCGGGCGCTGCGTCCGGTTTCGTTTTACGTCTGACCCCCAGGATGTCCATGGCGGCGAAGCCATAGACCCAGCAGTCCCAGAAGTGGTTGGCCTTACCCCTCGGGCATTCCCAATAGCCGCGTTCGTCGCGGTATTCGGCACAGAGTTGCGCGGCGTACTGCCGGCCGCTGTTGGGACCGTCTGCCAGCAGCCCGGAGTGGAGCCGAATGGCGCCCGGATCGCCCGGGTTGATGGCCAGCTTGGTGGCCAACTGGTTCTTGTAGTGGGTGACGTTGATTGTGTAGAGGGTCAACCCCCCGGGGATCGGCTTCTTCTTGCCGTCGCGACTGGGGTAGTAGTCCAGCCGGGTGGTGGTCCAGGGGGTGGCCTGGTCGCGGCGGCCTTTGACTGGCCGCCAGAATTTGTTGAGGCGGCAGAATTCGTAGACCTCGGAGGTACGGCTGTGCTTGGGGTTGAACGGGTTGGTGCCGCCGCCGGAGTCGATCATGCCAGCGTGGGGACTATAGGCGATGCCGTAGGCGTCTTGATACTCCCGATCGCGGATTTCGTTCAGGGCATCGAAACTCTCGACGAAGCCATGGTTGACCAAGGCTGGGGCGCAGTGGGGGGCGTAGCCAACGGCTACGACCTGGTACATGAAGCCGTGTTTCTGGGTGTCGGCCAGGACCAGCAGGGCGGCGGTGTCTGGAGGGATAACCCCCTGGGGGAGGCTGTCGTCCGCCAGGGCCATAATGGCGTCTTCTTTGCGGTCGGAGAGGTCGGCCTCGTAATCGATGGCCTCGTAGCCGTTGGCCCAGGCGACCTTCTCGGGGAGGGCGCCGCTCTTGGCCCGGAGCCAGGCGGCGGCGATCTCTGTGAGGGGGATGTCCAGGCACTCCCAGGAGCGATGATGGAAGCCGACCTTGTGGGGGCGGGTGACGTCTCCCCCCTGGACGCAGATCCAGCGCCCGGCCCGGATGGCGCTCTCCCGGTCCCGGTCGTCCCAGATGGCGCCGCAGGCATTGCAGGCGTACTGGACGCCGTCGCGCTCCACCGCCTCCGGCGTCGGCAGTGAGGAGTCAGGGGTGAGGAGTGAGGGGGTTGAAGCTTGAAGCTCGAACACGAGGTGTTCGACGTCCATTCGGATGTACTCCCCGCAGTGGGGGCATTTGACCCGGTTCTCCCACACCTGGTGGCAGTTCATCATCCCCTTGTGGATGTAGAGCCCGGCGGGGGTGCTGGCGAAAAAGCGCTTGTAGCGCCCCTTGTAGGTACGGTTCCTCTTTTTGATCAGGGTGATGGGGTCGGCTTCCTTGCCGGCCATGACGGGGTACTTGTCCACTTCGTCACCGAAACAGTGCTTGGCGGCCCAGGTGGCCATGGAGGAGGCGCTGTTGGAGTGGGCCGGTCTGATGGTGACACCGTGGGAGAGCATGATGCCGGAGAGGCTCACATCGTCGGCCCGGCCGGTGAGATAGCGGGCCAGCCGGGGGGAGCGCTGGATCAACGGCTTGAGCTTGCCGCCGGTGACCTTGGCGGCGGTGTCTTCCGTGGGCATGAGGTAGAAGGTGTTGCCGGGGTCGCAGTCGATGCACCATCCAAGGCAGTTGAGCATGGTGTTGGTTTTGCCGGACTGCTCCACGCCGCAGAACCAGATCTCGCGCACCCAAGGTAGGCCGAAGGTATCCATGATCTTGACGGTGTGTGGGGCGTGGTCGTGCCGCCACGGCCCTTCGTGGGGGCCGTCGGTGACGACGCGGTAGCGCTCGGCCCATTCGGAGACCTTGATCTTCTCCGGGCTGCGCAGGCGCAGGCGCACCGGCTTGGGCAGGCGGAACTGGACGGATTTTCCGGACAGTTCGCGCCGTACCGAGGCCGGGAGCCAGTCGGGGAGGGGCTGGGGTTGTGGGGGGAAGAGCATGCTTATGCCGTTGCCTGACTCGCCAGCCATGTCTCATAGGCCAGATGGGTATCAGGGTTCACGTAGTTGTTTTCTTCGTCCGCGAAAAATGCAGTATCCAGCACCATCCCTTTATTGTGCGCCCAATTCTCAAACTGCAAACGACTTTCCCCCTGAGGGAAGCAGTGCAAAAACATCTGTTTCGCTTGCGCTGCTGTTAATAAGTTAGTCCCAACAGGTTCATACTTGTGCCCACTCCGGTCAAACGAGATACCGCAGTCCGGGGCGAAATCGGCCGGCAACCTCCAGCAAAGGAAGCGATTAACCGCCTGTTCAATAGCGTCTTTACGATTCATGATGTTCTCCCTTTTATGGCACCGCATACGGGCATAACCCGCGTCTGATGCCGTCTATGCGGCACAGCCGCAACCCGTTACTCTCTCTCTTCCTCAAACACCGCCTCCACCGTGCCGGCGTTGACCACATCGTTGAACGCCCGCGATATCAGCTCGTCCGCGCCCTCGTAGACTTCTGGGCCCCTTGCGGGATCGCCGCCGGCCAGGTGGATCAGGTGACTCTGTCCGGCATGGAACTGGTGGCGTAGACTGTCCCGCAGGGTGCCCATGAGGGCGGCCAACTGGGCGTAGGCGTCGTGCTTGTGCAGCCACTTGTCTTCGTTCTCCCGCCGGCTGTCTTCGTTCTCCCGCTCGCGCTTCTCTGTTTCGGCCCGGAGTTTGCGGACTTCCAGTTCTTCTTTCTCCACGGCGCTGTTCTCGGGTGAGTTGCGGCGCTCCACGTCCAGCTGCTGGCCGTACTGCATGACCTGATAGCGGCTGATGCTGCCGTCCTGGTGAATGCCGGGAAAGCCACTCTTGCAGTCCTGGTAGAACTTCCCCTGGCTGACCTTGTACCCCTGGGCGTGGAGCCAGTTGAGCGCCTGGATGCGGTTCTTGAACCGCTCTCCTTCGGGTGCCGCGGCGTCCGCGGGGAAGTAGCGCGACCAGAGGCGCTCGACGGTTTCGTCCAGCATGCCACGGGCGGCGTCGTAGTCGTCCTTGGTGGCCTTGCCGGGGCGGTCTTTGTAGGCCTTCATGGCCGTGACTCGGCCGTTGTGGGCCATGGTGAGCTCGGCCTTGTCGGCATCGGCAGCGGTTTCGAGGAGTTTTTTAAATTTATCGGTCATGGGGTCACCGGTCGGGCGTCCAGAGGGCTGGCCACGTCCTGGGGCTTGGGCAGCAGATGCAGATCTTTGGCCGGGGAATCCATGTTATATCCTTGAAGTGCAGTAGGTGACGGCGACATAGCGGGATATCTCAAACTCTCTCCCGCACTCTCTGCACTCCGTTGCGCCCTCACTCATTTCCCAGCTATCACGATGTTCATGGCCGCACCAAGGACAAACAACCTCATTGGTGTAGTCGGTGTCCTTATCAAATTCAGCAATCTGTTTTCCCACTCTTTTTTCGTGGCAGCCAGGGCAGAGGACGTGCCCGCCAGAATAGGTGCAGAGTTGTTCTTTCGTGCCGCAATCGTCGCAACGGTAATGTTCCTCGCAGCGCCAGATATTAGCCTTCGCCCCACAGATTTCGCACTCTCCCACCTGCCGTCTTTTCCGTTCCATCCCTCGATCCTCCTGAAAAGGCGGATATAACCACGTGCTCGTGGCGTCTCCGCTTCGCTACGCGCTACAGCACGTAGACGTTACACTCCCAGCGCCTCGGCACACCTCTGCATGATTTTTGCCGGGTCGAGGGCCTGGTCGTTATCGGGATATTGGTTCCGGATCATCGCCTCGGTGTAGATCGCCTTCAGCGCCTGCTCCAGTTCCTTCATTCGGCTGCAATATTCGCCATCGATGGCCGCGAGCTTGCGCATGGTGCCGCCCCAGGCGGCGCCGACAAAATCCAGGATCTCGTCATCGATGGCCGCGCCGCAGCCGGCGTACATGTCCAGAACGGCGTCCCGGACCTTCTGAGCCTTCTTGGCCACCCGTTTGTGCTCCGGGAGCAGGGCCTGATAGCCGTGGATTGCCATTACTGCCAGGCTGCCCACGGCGCTGATCAGCTGCTCCTCGGTCATATCGTCGGAGAGCTGGATAGGCGGCTGCGTGTACGGCTGATAGCTGGCCCGGCCGCCGGGGGAGACGGTCCGGGTATAGAGTTGCGGTTCTGCTGAGCTCATTCTCACTATCCTTTCTGTTGAGCGGGCGGGGCGTCCAGGCATCGATTCGCTATTTTCAGGCCCCGCCCGTCCTACCACGGTTGTTTCATTGCCTCGTTGTGATGCGTCAGGTCATGGCAT